AAGCGATACTGTAAAAGGAATTGATAAGATTCCAGCCAAAAGACCAAGGCTGTATAAGCAAGCAACTGTTGTAACAACTGGTGAACTTCCTAAACCCAAGGAGAAGAAAGTGGCTACTAAACCTGGCTTATATGCCAATATCCATGCAAAACAAGAGCGAATTGAGAAACAAAAGGCTTCAGGCGCTAAAAAGGTAGAAACCATGCGTAAGCCTGGCACTAAAGGCGCTCCTACAGCAGCAGCATTTAAAGCAGCAGCAAAAACAGCGAAAGGAAAAAAATGAGCATTACCCTTAAAGACCTAGAAATTAAAGAAGTAGAGTTCATCATTGCAGCTCTATCCAAAGGGGAATATTCCCTAGTAGCTCCATTAATTGATAAGATTAAGCTACAAGCCATTCCTCAGGCTCATGCAATCGTTCAAGCCGAAGCAGATGCAAAAGCTCAAGAATTGGCGCAAAATATCGAAAAGACAGTTGAAAGCCTATAAATGACTGCTCCAAATGTATATATGCCTTACCCTATTCCGCAAAACCTCGATGAGCTAAAAGCGGATGTAGAAGCATTGGTAAATCAGCCAGGAGTTCCATTGGAGCTGCAAGACCAAGTTCTCAATGCTGAAAACAGCCCTGAAGTGCAAGCTGATGTAGATGAGGCAGAAGCTAACTCGGATTCAATGGCAAATGAGTGATACACCAATCATCGGTAGGCCAACTGAATATGATCCTTCATATTGTCAGAAGGCTATTGAGCTTGGAACTAAGGGTAAATCCCTAGAACAGATTTCAGGCGCATTAGGCATTACCTATCGAACTTTGTGCAATTGGCGAGATTCCCATGAGGAGTTTTTTCATGCCTTGGAGGAAGCCAAGGTCAGAGAGATGATTTGGTGGGAAGAACATGCTCAGGCATACCTTGTAGAGCATAAGGATGGGGAAAAGCTCAATGTTGGTCTATGGTCTAGATCAATGGCTGCTCGATTCCCTAAGAAGTATTCAGAGAGAATTAAGCAAGAGCTAACTGGAGCTGAAGGCGCTCCCTTGCTAAAAGGTGTAGAGATAACCTTTGTAGAGCCTAATGCAAACAGATCAGAAGATTAAGGATGCAGTTTCTAGGATAAGATTTCCTAAGAAATTTGAGGCTTTATTCAAACCTGAAAAGAGCCGTTATCGCATTTTCTATGGTGGTCGAGGCGGTGCAAAGTCATGGTGCTTTGCTAGAGCGCTATTAGCCAAGGGAACAAAAGATCCATTGAGGATACTTTGCGCCAGGGAATTTCAGACCTCCATTAAAGACTCAGTTCATAAACTGCTGTCAGACCAGATATATGAGCTGGGCATGGAATCATTCTATGAGATTACTCAGACCTCAATTCGAGGCATAAATGGCACAGAATTTATCTTTGTAGGCATTAAAAATAATACAAATAATGTGAAGTCTATCGAAGGTATTGATATTTGCTGGGTGGAGGAGGCTCAGTCAGTATCGGCTAATAGCTGGAATGTGCTAATTCCTACTATTCGTAAGCAGGATTCAGAGATTTGGGTCAGCTTTAACCCTGAATTGCCTACCGATGACACTTGGAAGCGCTTTGTTGAGAATCCACCTGAAAGCGCAGTAGTTGTAAAGGTGAATTGGAATGACAATCCTTGGTTTCCTGAAACATTGAACTTGGAGCGCTTATCTCTGCAATCTAGGGATATGGCTGCTTACAACAATGTATGGGAAGGCATGACTCGCAATACCATTGATGGCGCTATTTTTGCTAAAGAAATGGATCAAGCCGAGATGGATGGGCGCATAACTAATGTTCCTTATGATCCTTCCAAGCCATGCCATGCAGTATTTGACCTTGGTTGGGCAGACAATACAGCTTGCTGGATCATTCAGTTTGTAGGCTTTGAGATTCGAGTATTGCGCTATTTTGAGGATAACCAAAAGACAATTCAGCATTACTTGGCTTTGATGCAAACCTTTGGATATATCTATGACACTATTTGGCTTCCCCATGATGCTGCTGCTAAGTCATTGGGAACTGGCAAAGTAGCCCAATTCCATAGTTTTTTTAGCCATTTAAGCATTGGTTCTCTCCTGTGCAAAGCAAACATCCTGCCAACTCATCACCAAATAGCGCTCTTTATCCTCAAAATACTCAAAATACTTGAGGTATTCATCAGATCCCATAGTGCCAAAGCGAACATAATCCCCAACTGCTACAGGCATTTCTTGTCTGCGACCATTAATCACTTTGCCAGGGCCTACCGCTACAACAGTTCCCATATTGTCTTTTTCTTTGTTTTCGACAATTAAAACTGTGGATAGAACCCTTGTATCAGGCTTGACTACAATCTTGTCTTGTAGGGGTTTTAGCTTCATTTGGTTTCCTTTTTAGGTCTGCCTTTAGGCTTTGGCTCTACTTTTCCAGCTTCTTCAATGACTTTTTTGCGCTTTTCCTTGGCATCTTCAGCAATTTCAACGGCAATTTCAATATCTTGAACCATTGCTTCAAATACTGGATTTGGCGGAACAATGACAAATTCCCCACACCATTCCGAACCATGTCGGTTTTGGTAAGTAGGGAATCGTCTGCAAGTGCCTATAAAATCATTATCAGTTGATAAGAAATATATACAGGAACAACAACCATCTTTAGAATTTACTACAGCCATACAACTCCTTCTTAGTTGTTTTGGTTAGAAAGCTCCTATTGACCTTCACGCAGTAGGAGCTTTCGCTTTAATTAGCAGCAATCGCCACGCTTATGTTCGTAGCAAATCCCTGCTGTGCGACCTGTATTAAACAATTTGTCTTTGCCTGTAGCATCTTGCATACCCATAGCTACACCGCCAACTTTTTTCTCCATGCGCTCACCAGTTTTATCTGAAGAAGCAGCGCCAGCAGGAGCTTTAGCACCAGTTACTGAAGGAATGCCCTTCATAGAATCCATTTTGCCCATGTTTATTCTCCTAAGAAATGGGGTTTGAGCCTATATTTTGCCTTATTGACTAGCATTGTCAAGCAGTTTAACCAATCTGATTGCGCCATCAACATCATTAATTCTAACAACAGTTGATCCTCTCCAGTTCAGCATGAACAACTTTTGAGCTGGAGTGTAGGAAGCCTTTTCACTTGACTTGATTTCAACCAATACAGTTTTGTGATTCTTGCCGATTAAAAGGTCTGGGAATCCTCCAGCTACTCGACTGCAATCAAATACTGAGCATCCAAGTTGTTTAAATGCTTTCACAATATCGGATTGGTTTGCATCAACTCGCCTGGCATATTTACTCACCTAACAATTCCTCGGTTTTTTCAATCAATTCTTCAGGACTAATCCCCCAATACTTAGTAAAGCCCTTAGCGCCTAATGAATGGTAGCTATTGTCCCCAAGCCGATGATGATAAGCACAAAGGCCAATCACAGGAGCTTGGCTGCGCTTGCCACCATAGCGCCTTACATGGTGCATTTCCACAGGGGTATCAGTTGTATTGATCCCATGCTGTTTACACAATATGCAGCCAATTCGAGCTAGTTTTTGATACAGCTCTTTTTCAGCTTTAGTAGTCATGGGCTATATCTTCTAGCTTTAAAGCTGATTCAACAATTTGATTAGCAATCTGAGCAGCCAAGTCTTTATCTTGCGAAATCATCGCTTTGTAATAATGATCTAGCAGGGTTTTTAGGGTCAAGTATGGCAAACTGAAGTCTTTCATGTTGTGTCCTTAAATTTAAATTTCTATAAATAACTCCATCATGCCATTGCTGATCTTGAGCTTGGCTATACAACTCAATGATTTTATTTGGTTTGACCCAAATTGGAGCTTGTTTTTCTTTAAAGCAAAAAGCATAAATTAATGGCGCTTCCTCAGAACTAAAGGCTTGCACCATGCTTGGCAACAGATCGAACTCTTTCTTTTTGAAGTTGTCTGTGCCTTTTACTGCGACTACAAAGGTTTTGCCTTTGGAGTTGATTACATAATCAGGAAGGTTTCTAAGAACTGGATTAATTCTCCAAAAGTTAGGAACATTGTCCTCATGCTCATCAAAACCAAGCCTTTGAAACTGGCAACCATTAGCAATGCAATGCTTTTCAAATAGGTATTCACCATCATTTTTAATGGTTTTAACTCTTTGAGCATAGGATTGACCGCTATTGCCGATCATATTAAATCCTCAAGTTTGATTCCTCTGGCTTCAAGAGCTTTGTTAAGTTTCTTTAAAGCTCTTTCCAATATCTCAGCTACCGCCTGATGGCTAATGCCTTCAGATTCTGCTATTTCTCGCAAAGTTGCTGGCTCTTGGTTCATATCGAACCTTTTCTGCGATTGGCGCTCAAAGTCTGATAAATCTCGGTAATTCGGATCTCATGCTGGCGCTTGTTATCCAAAATCTTAAATTCTTTAAACACTTCAACCCATTCTTCAACAGCAGACTTATAAGAAACGCTGTCTAAGGCTTTTGCTTCCCTTTCGGCTACTGTGCCATCAGAAAGTAAAAAAGAATGAGCCTTGGCTTGTTTAATGCCTTCCTCAAGCCTTTTTACTTCACCAGCTAGGTTTGCATGATCTTCATCTGTTGATGAAAGGTAAATTAATGCCTTTTCAACCCTTGAATCATTCAAATGCTCCAAATCACTCATTTCCACTCTCCATATTCATCAGCTCTATTTCCTTTCAACCATTGATCTTCAAAATCCCTT